AAGAAGTACCTATTAACATTAATATAAATAAAACAATATGGCATTACGCAACCCAGAGACAATTGTTCGTCTTACAAACAGGATACAGGGCAATCTAACTAATCTAAAACTAATGGTAAATTCACAACAACCAGTTGAAGATTTTATTAAAAAAATCGAATCAACCGAAGTTGTATTAAGGGATTTAGAAACACAATTAGAAAGAGAACATGCACAATTAAGAAACGGATAAATAAAATAAAAGTTATGAGCATACCAGCAGAACAAATATCATCGAATTGGGAAATATTTCATTCTAATATAGTAAAATATATTAAGGGTGATAGACAAACACAATTATTATCATTCTATACTCAACACCAGGAAGAGTTAGTACTTATGCCTGCTTCACATAAAAAAGCATATCATAATGCATTCCCAGGGGGATATATTGATCATGTTAATCGTGTTGTAGAATGCGCTTTACAACTACATAGTGTGTGGGACAAGATGGGAGCAGATACTACTACATATACTGTAGAAGAATTAGTGTTTGCTGCTATTAATCATGATTTAGGTAAAATGGGTGATGGTGTTGAATATGCTCATATACCTTCTAAAGATGAATGGAGAAAGAAAAACATGGGTGAGATGTATCAATTTAATAAAAAGATTGCATATATGTCAGTCCCAGATAGATCAATTTTCTTATTAACTCAAGCAGGTGTTAAATTATCTTATAATGAACATTTAGCAATTAAATTACATGATGGGTTATACGACCCAGCTAATGAATCATATTTTAAAAGTTTTATGGTTGAAACAAAACCAAGAACTTCATTAATTTATATTATACATCATGCTGATATGATGGCTGCAAGAATTGAGTTTGAAAAAGAATGGTTACATACATTTGAAAATAATGTGGATGAACCAAAAAAGAATTATACATTGAAGTCAAATAAAAAAACAAGTACTAAGTCTAAAGCTTTAAATACTATAAAAAGTGAAGGACTTAAAAATTTATTTGATAAATTATGATAACAACAATAGTAATACTGTCAATAATAGTCGTGGTTTTAGGATTTACGACTATTAATCTATTACGCAAGAATGAAAAACAAGAAGATATTCTATTAGGATATCTTAAATATTTAGATAATATATCTAGAGTAATCGAGGTTTCGGATGACAAAATTAAAAAAACAGACATTAAGGGTTCATTTGAAGGTGATGATGAAGTAGGGCATTTTTTCCAAACAATTAAACAAATTCAAGAAGTTCTTAATGATTTTAACATTAAAAAAATCTAAGAATAAATGGATTACATAATTGAGAGGAATAAAAGAGAAAGAAAGGGAAGAGTATACTTTACTAAAGAAACAGAAGCAGCTATAGTAAAATATAATAGTTTAGATGCTATTAAAGATGCTGAAGAAAGAAGTGATACATATCAAGAACACATACATTATCCCTTTTATAAACTTACTCAAAATATAATCCATACATTTAAATTTTATTATACGGAAGTTGAAAATTTGGAAGATTTACAACATGAGTTAATAACATTTTTATTATCTAAAATTCATAAATTTGATCCTACTAATGGAGCTAAAGCCTATTCATATTTTGGTACAATTGTAAAAAGATGGTTAATAGTATATAATACTAAAAACTATGGTAAAAAAATAAAGAATATTCAAATTAATGATTTAGCTAATTACTCAAATTTAGACTCAGCAGAACCTGGTTTTATTGCATCCCAAAAGATGGAGGATTCTATGGAAAAGGTTACCGAAAAAGTATTTGAAGGAGATGAATTATCAAATAAGGGATATAAACATGAAGATAAATTATATATTTTTATAGATCAGTATGTTGAATATTGTACTAATAAAATATATGAAATATTTCCTAAAGGTAATGATGCCCAAATAGCAGATGCTATACTTGAACTATTTAGAAAAAGAGACCAAATAGATGTATTTAATAAAAAAGCACTTTATATCTATATTAGAGAAATGATTGATGTTAAAACACCGAAAATAACAAAAATATCAAATGTTTTACATAAAATATTTAAAGAAAAGTATATGTTCTATTTAGAACATGGATACTTCCCGGGCTCAAAAGTATAGGTTAGTTATATTTATAATAAAACTTATGAGCCAACTAGATTCAATTATTTTTGGAGAGAAAAAATTTTCTGATATTTTAGAAGAAATTTATCTTAACCAAAAGAAAAAATCAGAACAAGTAACAGCTTTAATATCTGAGTTAAAACCCTTAGTACAAGAGATAGGTGACGCTACTTTAATAGTACCATTAATAAAAGAGTATATGGAGATCGGTGTAAAAAATGATGATGCTCTAATTAAAATGGCTACTATTATTCAAAGAGCAGTTAATAGCTCTAGTGAAGATGGTGGGTTAGGAATAACTGAAGATGAAAAAGATGCTTTATTAGCCGAAATGGAAAAAATACAAATTAAGAAAGAAGACTAATGAGTGGTTTAGTTCAAAAGAAAGGATTAGCTTCCATTGCACCTGTACCAGGAGTAACTCAGGATAATTCTAATATTTTTGCAGTTAGGGTAAGACATATTATTCTAGATGAGACAACAGAAACAAAAGTATTTAATGAATACGGAGGTTGGAGTTCTATAGGTTGTATATTTTTTGATAAAATTAATGAACCAAACCCCAACCCTCAATTTACTACTGATAATTTTGCAAGACCACTTTTCCCTAATCAATCAGCTATACCTTTAAAAAATGAAATCGTATACGTTATGACTATGCCTAACAGCTCTATTCAAGAAAACGTAAATGAGGTTGATTATTATTACTTTCAATCTGTTAATATATGGGGTAGTACTCACCATAATGCTATTCCTAATCCTATAAATAATAATGATACTATCCCAGAATCACAAACACAAGACTATCAACAAACTGAAACGGGTAATGTAAGAAGAGTAACTGATGGAGGTACAGATATAGATTTAGGTGATACATTTGAAGAAAAATTAGAAGTAAGAAATTTATTACCTTATGAAGGTGATTACATTTATCAAGGTAGGTGGGGTAATACTATTAGATTAAGTTCTACTGTAACAGATGCTACTATACCTAATACTTGGTCTAGTACAGGAGAGGATGGTGATCCTATTATGATATTAAAAAATGGTCAACATGATGAAGATACAGAACCATGGGTACCCCAAGTTGAAGATATAAATACAGATTTATCAAGTATTTATTTAACATCAACTCAAACTTTACCCATTGATGTAGCTAGTAAAAATTATAACTCATACTTTTCATCCCCAGTAGCTACTGAGGTATTTGATAGTGAACAAGTAGTTATAAATTCTGGTAGAATATTATTTAATGCTAAAAGTGATAATATATTATTAAGTTCATTTGATACTATAAACTTAAATTCATTAAATAGTTTAAATGTAGATACACCTAAGACAATAATACAGTCAAGAGAAATATATTTAGGAGATAAATATGCAACTGAACCTGTAATATTAGGAAATACATTCTTAACTGATTTTGAAGATTTATTAAAAAAATTAGTAAAAATGTCTAAGTCATTAACTACACCAATTGCAGAATTTCCTCCTAAAAAACCAGTAGCAACATTAATACCTGATGCAATGGGAGTATTATTACAGTCACAAAAAATGATTGGTAGATTACGAAAATATAAATCCACAGTAAGCAAAAGTAAATAATGGGTTTAGAAAAATTAATAGGAAAACAAGTAGTTCAAATGATCAAAGACTCGGATAGGGTTTCTTCATCTGTACTTCAAATGAAAGAGAAATTACTAAAAGAATCATTAAATGTTTTAAAAAACGCAGGAATTGATCCTGCTGCTTTACCTTTTGACCCTATAGCTGTATTAAATGGTAATATTCCAAACCCAGATTCTTTATTAAATTCAGATACAATTTGCAGTATACCTCCAATTGCACCTAACAAAATACAAGCAGCTAATAATGCTATACAAAAAGCCCAAGGAGCATTTAGTGCTGTAATTGAAAATACAAATAAGTTAAAATCGGCATTAATTGATATTCAAGCTCCTTTAGGAACAATATCAACAACAGGAGAATCAGCAGCTGGTATAGTAGATTCTATTTCAAATGTAATTAAAATTATAAAAGCAATTCCAATCCCTACAGCATTTGGGGCACCAGCAGTAGCTTTACCTGTTAAAGTATTAACTATATTATCTAGTACCTTAATTAGATTAGATAAAATAGTAGCAATAGGTAAAGGAACAGTTAGTTTTGTTGCTCCAATGGTAAAAAGTGTATCTGGGGTTTTAAATCAAACTATATCGGCAGTAGGAACATTAGAGAAATCATTAGAACCTGCATTAACAATGTTATCATTAGTTAAATCTGTACTAGAATTAAGTGATCAATGTCCAAATATTCCAACAGAAGATATTCAAGCTGTAAAAGACGAAACCATTGGGGATTTAAATGAAGCTTTATTAGCATCTGGGGATTCATCTTTATTAGATGTAAATATAGATAATGAATTAGAATTATTAAATAGTTTTCCTTTTGAGTATAATGGTTTTTTATTAGAAATAGAAAATAATCCTGACAATTCATTTCCCTTCCCATCAAGAAGAATTAAAGCAACAAGAGATTTTGAAGCAAATCCTGATGAAAACACAGGCAGCATTTTTGTAAGAACTAAATTTAATACTCCACTAGCAGTAATAATTTTATTCAATGATCCTGGAGATTTAGATAGGTTTTCTTATTCAACTTCTTTATCTGTATTAGTAAAAGAAATGAAATTTAAAATAGATTTTTATCTTAAAGGAGTTAAAATGTTAGCATTACCAGCCGTAACAGAAGCAGAAACAGGAAAAGCAGCATCAGGAACACAAGCATATGTTGACAACAGACCAGGCCCTCAATTTATACCAGATGAGACACCAGGTGGGAGTGATGACCCTCCAAGTCCTACAGGTAGTGTAGATCCACCTCAACCACCAGCATATTATTTTTCAAATCCTAATGCCTTTACTGAAGCTACTCCTACAAGATTAACTGTATCAGGTTCATTTGTTGTTACTAGACCAGTTAAAATTAAAATGGAAACATATGGAGGTAGTTCTCCTTTAGAAGCAAATACAACAGCATTTTTAAGAATATATAAACAAGGTATTCCTGGCTACAGTTTTATGATGGAACAACAGTACGCAGATGATGGTATAATAGTAACAACCCAAAATAATCCTCAAGGATATTACACAAATTCAGGAGGCCCAAAACCAGAATATTGGCCTATCAACCCAGGTTTTGCTAATGGTACTGTAGCTAACAATTTAGGTATATTTCAATATGTGTTAGAATTAACAGACTATGTTGGCCAACCTAATGGTGCAGATGGGAACTCAGCACAATTTGAAATAGAAGCACAA